TCCTCTGCCGAGCCTCTGACGGACCTCTGCGGATCCTCTGCCGAGCCTCTGACGGACCTCTGCGTGACCTCTGACGGATCTGGTGACGAAGCTAAGTCTATGCAATCGTTCAATACCACTCGGACAGAGGAGAGGAGAGGAGAGGAGAGGAGAGAGAGTGCTACGCACTCTCCGCGCGCCCGTGCGCGACCGGGCTCTTCGATCGACTGCCCGGACCCCCTCGGCGAGTACGACACCGTGAGCAGCCTCGAGCTCCCATGGCGAGCATGGCTGGCCGTCAGCCGAGCCCGCGGCATGCGACCGACCGACGCAGACCGACGCCGGGACCTGACCCACGTCGAGAGCATCGAGCGACGCGTCCTCGAGCTGGCCCCGGAGATGTCCGAGGCTCGCGGCTGGGACGACCATGGGCGAGCGGCGCGGTCGATCGCGATGGGCGCCATGCGGCGCTTTGGGGAGCTCTACGACGCATCGCACGCGCCGGACTTCCGAGGCAAGCCGCTTGTGTGGCGGCTCGGCTTCGTCGTGGCACGATGGGCGGAGTTGACGAAGGATGCGATCCCGGCGGCCGCGAGGGCGATGTGACCGAGGCGACCTGCGCGACCTGCGATACCACCGCTCCGTTCCCCGTGGGCGCCGATTGGGCCTTTCCGTGGGCCTACGGTCGCGTGTGGCGGCTCTGCCCGGCGTGCGGGGCGTCAGCCTACGGTCCGAGGCTGGAGGCGCTCACACGGGCGCGTGCGGCCGCGGAGACGGGTGCGAAGAAACCGAGGAGGGTGCGATGAGCACCCTGCACGCGGTCATCCCAGGGCCGCCCGCGTCGTGGGAGCGGGCCACGGTACACAACGGCCGCACTCTCACGAGCGCCAAGATGCGGGCGGCCAAGGCTCACGCGCGCGCCTCGCTCCAAGCGGCCGCGCTTGCGGCGCGGTGGCAGCCTGCGACCGGACCCGTCAGGCTGACGCTCGCGTTCGTGCGCAACCGCAAGCCTGACGCGGTGCCGGACGGAGACAACCTCGCGAAGATGGTCATGGACTCCGGAAACGGCATCCTCTGGGACGACGACCGGCGCGTGGTGGAGCTCCGGGCGGTGAAGCGGCGGCCGGGCGAGGGTGAGGCGGAATGCACGATCGTGACGGTCGAAATGGGGGAGGGCGCATGATCGGCTGGCTCGTGTGGAACGGCTTCGTGCGGCCCGTGGGCTACGTGCTCGCGGTCTGCGACTACGTGCGATGGAGGATGCGATGACGCCGAACGAGGTGTGCGTGGGAGGCCAGCGACCGCACGCGCGTAATGCTCGGACTGGACGCCGCGCCCAGCTTGGCGCAAACTGGCGCTAAGGAGGCCTCGCGATGAAGCGCGATACGCCGGACAAGCCCGATCCGAACCCCGGCCCCGTGGCCCAATCTGTGCCACAAGATGCCACGCTGAGCGCTGAAAAGCTGGTCGCGCTCGCCGCTCTTGCTCGTGGCGAGTCCTACGACGACGCCGCCAAGGCCGCAGGAGTGCGACGGGAGACGCTCTACCGCTGGCGCAAAGAGCCCGACTTCTCGACGGCTTGGCAGCAGATTCGCCAGGCGATGCACGCGGAAGTCGCGGACGGGCTCATCCTTGGCGCCAAGGTCGCGATGCGTTCTATGATTGACCTCGCGACCCGAGCGGACGACGAGAAGATTCGGTTCCAGGCCGCACAGGACCTGCTCCAGCGCCTCGACGGCGCGACCGAGCGGGGTGAGGCGGCGGCGGCTCAACAGCAGGTGGCCACAGTGGTCATCGCAGCAGACGATGCGCTGGCGGAACTGCGGCGGCGACGAAGCGAGGGCGAGGGCTCATGAGCCGGAGGGAGCGACGACGAATGCGGAACGAAGCGACGACGAAGGCCGAGGCAGTGGCCGAGCACGAGAACGCCCGGCCGGGCATCTACTGGCCGGCGCACAGCTACGGGCTCCGGCGCGACACCCGCGAGCCGTGGACCTTCCACGTGGTGCGCGTCGAGGACGGCGAGGAGACGGTCATCAGCCGCGCACCCGAGGAGCGCATCGTGGCGCTCGCGCACCTCTACGACGCCATCGAGCGGGACGCGTGGGGCGCTGAGTGACCGCGCTCGCCGTGGCCATCGTGCTCGTCGCGGCGCTCGCCTGGGACGCGTACCGCCGGACGCTGGCGCTGCGTCGCGTGGATGAGCTCGAGGAGCTGCGCACGGGGCTGATGGACATCCTCGACAAGCTCAAGGCGAAGGCCAGCGCGAGCCACGTCGAGGCGCTTGAAGCGGACCTTAAGAGGCTCCGCACCGACGTGGAGCTCGGCAGCATCGGGAAGCGGCGGTGAGCCTCGCAGCTGTCAGCACCGAGGCGCTCATCGAGGCCGCGTGGCACGCGGGCGACCTGCGTTACCTGCTGCACGACGGGCAGCTGGAGTTGCGGCGCATGGTCCACGAAGAGCCCGCGCGACGACAGGTCATCTTGTGCTCGCGTCGGTGGGGAAAGAGCTTCCTGTCGTGCGTGATGTCCATCGAGATGGCGCTCTCGAAGCCGGGCTCCCGCACTCTGCTAGCGGCGCCGACGCAAAAGGACGCTGAGGGCATCATGGTTCCGCATCTCGAAGACGTGATGTCCGAGTGCCCGGACGACCTGCGTCCGAAGTTCAACAGCCAAAAGCTCCGGTGGTCGTTCCCCAACGGCTCGACGATCCAGCTCGCCGGCACCGACAGCACGAACGCCAACCGCCTCCGCGGACGCGCCGCAGACCTCGCCATTCTCGACGAGGCCGGCTTCATGACTGAGCTCGACTACGTCGTGCAGTCGGTCGTGCTTCCGCAGCTCATGACGACGGGCGGCAAGCTCATCATGCCGAGCACACCGAGTCGCTCGCCAGAGCACCCCTTCGTCGCGCGCTACTGCCGCGAGGCCGAGGAGGCCGGGCGCCTGCGGGTGAAAACGGTCTACGACGCACCGCACCTGTCGCCTGAGACCGTCGAGGAGTTCAAGCGCGAGTCGGGCGGCGAAGAAACGACCGAGTGGCGCCGCGAGTACATGTGCGAACGCATCGTCGAAGAGTCGCGCGCCATCGTGCCGGAGTTCTCGCAGCGCCGAGACTTGCTCGTCCACGTGCGGGCGATGCCGATTCACTTCCGCTGCTTCACGGTGGCCGACTTCGGCTTCTCCGATATGTCCGTGATCGGCTTCTGGGAGCACCATTTCGACGACGACGTGCTGTACCAGCGCGACGAGCTCGTGTTCCGCAACCAAGGCACGAACGTCATCGCGCCGGCCGTCGCAGCGAAGGAGCTCATGCTGTGGGGCCGCGAGCCTCACGAGCGGTGGGGCGACCCTAACAGCTCGCAGAGCACGGCGACGCGGGAGAGTGAGATCGTCATCAACGACTTCGTGATCTACCACGGTCAGCGATGGGCCCCGACGAACCGCGACCGGCTCCAACCTGCCGTCAACGCCTTGCGCATCGCGTGCGCCGAGGGCTCGGTCGCGTGGCACCCAGACTGCACCGTTACCACCGCCCACATGGGCGGCGGCGTATGGAACGACCAGCGCAGCAGCTTCGCGCGGAGCGGCGGGCTCGGGCACTTCGACGGCATTGCGCAGAGCATGTACGCGCATCGCCACGTCGACCGCAGTGAGTCACCATACCCGAATGTCCCACGGCACTTGCAGCATGGGGACGCGTTCGTGCGGCACGACGTCATTCACGAGAAGAGTACCAGCGGGAAGCTTGAGCAAGCATTGGGGGGAGGACGACGACGATGATCTTCGGAGAATCCAACGAGGAGCGGGCCCGGCTCATGGTGCAAATGGCTTGCGAGCACGAGCTCGTGGCCATGCGCGAGGCTGCCATCGAGACCGACGAGACCTTGCGCGAGCGCATCTACTGGCGCCACCTCACGGACGGCCGCAAGGGCGTGGAGCTCTGCGTGTCCAGCGTGGCGCGCGACGATGTGCCAGAGGGCGAAGACCCTGAGTGTGTGGCCACCATCGGCGCCGTGTGGGTCACGGAGTCGCCGGACGCGCTGCACGGCAAGACCATCGACCTGACGGTGCGTACGCAGGTCTACGCGGAGGACGCGGACAATGGCGACTGACCAGCCCGGAGCGGGCCTTGATTGGTACTGGTGCGCGAGCCCCACCGAGGAGCTGCCCGCGCGCCTGAACCGCGCGTGGTCGCGCTACCTGGAGTACGTGCAGCAGAGCGGCTTCCTAGAGCGGTGGCAGCACGCGCACAACCTCTTCTTCGGCCGCTCCGACGACCCGACTATGTCGAGCGACCGCGTCGGCTACGGCGGCCAGCAGGGCGAGACCGTGCTCGTCCGCAGCAACCAGTTCCGCAGCCTGCTGGAGCACACCCACGTGCTCATCACCGGCACGCGCCCGACGCTGAACGCTCGCGGCATCAACGCGAGCGCGTCGAGTCAGACCGCCGCGCGCATGGCCGAGCAAGTCTTCGAGTATTACCTCGAAGAGCACAAGCTCGAGAGGGCCATGCAGGAGGCCGACCGCTTCGCGCTACGCTACGGCGAGGGCTGGGTGCTCGTCACGTGGGACCCCGAGCGCGGCGAGCCCATCGAGGTCGAGCAGGTCGAGGACGAGAGCACGGGCGAGCTCGTGGACCGCGTCATCTACCAGGGCGACATCACCGCGCGCGCCGTCATGCCGCTCGACGTCATCCGCGACCCCTCGCACGATGCCAGCGTCGAGGATGAAGACTGGCTCGCGGTGCACACGCGCGTCAGCCGGTGGGACCTGCTCGCGCAGTACCCGGACGCAGCCGAGGCCATCCGCTCCGCACCCGCGGCCCCGCAGCTCACGGTGGACCTGTTCAGCCGCGAGGAGCGCGAGCAGCCCGACCGCATCAGTGCGCTCGAGTTCTACCACGCGCGTACGCCGGCCATGCCGCAGGGCCGTTTTGCGATGGTCGTCGGGGACACGGTGCTCTTCGACGGGCCGCTGCCGTACGACGTCATCCCGTGCATGGCGATGCGGCCGGACATCGAGACGAAGACCGCGTTCGGCTACACGACCGCGTGGGACCTCATGGGCCTACAGGACGTGCTCGACTCGGTCGTGAGCGCGATTGCCACATGCCACGACGCGGGCGCCCTCCGCAACGTGTGGACGCCGCGCGGCTCGGGGCTCGACACCAAGGAGCTTTCCAACGGGATGACGCACTGGGAGTCGACGGCGAAGCCGGAGCTCGTGGACCTCATGCCGGACCTTGGGCCGTCGATGAAATTTGCCGAGATGATCGGCAGCTACATGGAGAGCATCAGCGGTATCAACGACGTCGCGCGCGGGCAGCCTGACGCGAACGTCAAGAGCGGCGCGATGGCGGCGCTGATTCACAGCATGGCCGTGCAGTACAACAGCGGGCTTCAGTCGGCATACGCGATGCTTTACGAGCGCATCGGCACGCATTGGCTCGACTGCGCACGTCGGTACATGACGAAGCCCCGGCTCGTTGCCGTCGCTGGCCCTCGCGGTGGCGCATGGGTGCGCGACTTCCGCGGACAGGATGTGGCAGGCATTCGGCGCATCGCGGTGGACACGGGGAACGCGATCATGCGCACGTCGAGCGGCCGGATGGACATCGCGGACAAGTTCCTGGAGCGCCAGGTCTTCCAGCGGCCCGAGCAGTATCTCCAGATGCTCAGCACGGGCCGCTACGAGCCGCTGCTGGACCGTCCGGACACGAAGCTCCGCGGCATCCTCTCGGAGAACGACCTGCTGTGCCAGGGCAAGCCCGCGCGCGTACTCCTCACCGACCACCATGCCGACCACATCGAGGCGCATTTCGCGCTGCTCGACGAGCCGGAGAACCGCGAGAACGAAGATCTCACGTCGGTCGTGCTCGACCACATCCAGCTTCACATCGAGATGTGGCAGCAGCTCACCGTGGGCAATCCCGGCATGCTGGGCCTCATCGGCTTGCCGCCGTGGCCCGACGCGGGTGGCGGGATGCAGCCCCCGGACGCAGGTGGCGCGCCCATGCCGGGCGGCAATCCGGGTGGCGGCCAGCAGGCGCCGCTACAGGACGTGCCGGAGGACCCGCTCGCCGCACAAGCGGGCGTGAACATGCCGAACATGCCGACGGTTCCGGGGCAGGAAGCCCCGTACGACCCGCAGGCCGGACAGGGAATGTGAGGAGGGACGAATGAGCGACGAGGGATTCACCGAAGGCGGCGCAGAGCCGCAAGGCACCGCGGCACCGACAGGCGGCGCGCCAACCGCGCAGACGGCCGCGACCGAGATTCGCGAGGCGCTCGAGACCGGCGAACTGACCGAGGCGGATCTCGACCGCTTCGTCACCGTCACCGTTGACGGCGAGCAGAGGCGCATCAAGGCCCGCGACGCGCTCCGGGACTACACTCTCCGCAGCGCCAGCCATAAGCGCATGGAAGAGGCCGCGCGGCTCCGCAAAGAGACCGAGGCCGAAAAGGCGCAGGTGCGGGAGCTCCTCGACACCGTGCGCGACCCCGCCGGGCTCCTCGCCGTGGCGCAGCACCTCGGGGTGAACCCGAGGCAGCTCCGCGAGCTCATCGAGGCCGAGGAGCGCACGCCGGAGGACGTCAAGCGCGAGCGCGCCCTCGCGGCGCGCGAAAAGGCCCTTGCCGACCGCGAGGCAGCCGAGAAGCGCCAGCGCGAGGAAGCGGCGGCGTCCGCGGCCGAGAAGCGCGAGCGCGCCAAGTACATCGAGAGCATCAGCAAGGGCCTCGAAAGCGCCGGGCTGCCCAAGAGCCAGCGCATGATGTCCGAGGTGGCCAAGGTGCTCGCCGCGGCCTTCGACGCGGGCGACCGCAGCTTCACGGTGGAGGACGCCGTGCAGGTCGTGCGCGAGGAGATGACGACGCACAGCCGCTCGCTTCTCGGCGACATGAGCCCGGACCAACTGCGTGCGCTCCTCGGCGACAAGCTCGACGCGGTGCGTCAACAGGACATCGAGAAGGCCAAAGCACACCGAAACGCGACGCGCCCGAAGCCCAATGGGGGACGCCCGGCAGCGGGTGCAGCGCCGAAGAAGCGCATCCACTCGTCGCAGCTCACGCCCGAGCAATACTCGCGACTGCTGAACGGCGAGGACATCGACGTATGACCCGCCGCGCGCTACGTCGGCTCCAGCGTCAGCGCCGGCTAGAGCGCCGGTACGCGAACCACGCTCCTCCCGCAAGGCTCGCGGCAAGGGTATGGAACGCTCGCGACGCGATGGATGCGTATCGGAGTGGGCTGCCGGCGGCGCTAGACGCGTTCTTTCGCCGCTTGTACCCGGTCGACATGCTGCGGCGAGCGATGGGCATCAGCCCGACTTGACACGCTCCGGCACACCGTGTCACGGTGTGCATGCGCGCTGTGGTGTAACGTCAGCACCCGGTGGAGGCATCCGGAGCAATACTCGCGGCTCCTCAACGGCGAGGACATCGATGTCTGACCTTCACCTGACCGACGGCGACTGCACCCTCGCGCGAGCGGCGCTCAACTGGCTCACCGAGGACCCTGCAACGCGAGGCGACTTCGTCCACAAAGGCATCCCGTGCAACGCTTACGGCATCCTGTGGTCGTTCATCGACAAGGCGCAGGAGTACGCCACCCCAATCGGGAATCTGACGCTCGCTTGACACGCTCCGGCACGGCGTGCCATGGTGTGCATGCGCGCTGTGGTGTAACGTCAGCACCCGGTGGAGGCATCCCCGCGGACACGGTTAAACTCCGTGCGGTGCGCAGCAAACAAACCCCAAGGCTCCGTAGCCTCGGGCCCGCTTCGTCGATGAGCCGCCGGTAACCCTCGGGCCCGGTGTGCTCCACGGAGCCGGTCACGACACGTGAAGGCAGCCGAAGAACCGCCCCGAAACGGGCATTTCCTCGGAGATTTTCACCATGACCGTGACCGAAACTACGCTCGATGGCTGGTTCAAAGACCGCTACGAGACCAAGGGACGCGACATCGTCCCGGAATTCAGTGACCTCGCCGAGAGCATGGTGTTCTCGGAGTCCGAGAAGCTCGGCGACGAATACGTCTTCAACGTCCGCGTGCGGCGTGCCCATGGCATGACGTGGGGCGGGCAGACCGCGACGGCGTTCGCGCTCAACGCGGTCGTCAGCGGCCAGACTGTGCCGGGCCGCGAGAAGGGCTACCAGGCCGTTATGCGCGAGCAGGTCGCGTATGGCGTGGTCAGCCGCGCGCGATCCAGCGTCGAGGCCTTCGGGTCGGCGTTCGACGACGTCGTCCGCGACATGCGCAACTCGATGTCGTTCTACCGCGAGCTGAACATCCTCTACGGTGGCGACTCGATTGGCACGCTGACGGGCGCGGGCTCCGCGGCAGCCTCGGTGACGTACGTCATCACCGAGGCGTCTTGGGCCCCCGGCCTGTGGGCACAGATGGAAGGCGCGAGCGTCGATGTGTACAGCGCGCCCGGCGGCACGCGGCGCAACACGAACGGCGCGCTCACCATCTCGAACGTCGACTTCGACACGCGGTCGGTGACGCTCACCGGCGTGGTGGCGGACAACAACGCGATCCAGGCGAGCGACGTCGTCATCCCCTTCGAGGCGGACGCGGCGTGGTTCGACGGCCTTCGCGTGCTTGTGCCGAACACGGGCACGATGCACAACATCAACGCAGCGACCTACGGACTGTGGCGCGGCAACGGCATCGGCGCGGGCGGCGCGGCGCTGACGTTCGCCAAGGTCATGCGCGGCTCGGCTCGAGCGGCGTTCCGTGGTGGTCTCGGGCCGCTTACGCTCCGCGTGTCGCCGTACACCTGGAGCGACTTCAACAACGATGCGGCGGCGCTCCGGCGCTACGCGGCGAAGATGCGGATGGAAGCCGACCTCGGCACCGAGAAGCTCGTGTTCTACGGGCAGACCGGCACCATTGAGATCAAGCCGCACCCGATGATCAAGGCCGGCGAGGCCTTTCTCACGGCCGACCGCTACTTCAAGCGCGTCGGCTCGGCGGACCTGACGTTCCGGCTCCCCGGCGTCACCGGTCAGCAAGAGCGGTTCTTCCGCGAACTGGAGTCGAACGCTGGCTTCGAGCTTCGGCAGTGGTGGGACCAGGCGCTCGTCAGCTTCAAGCCGGCGTGCAGCGTGCTCTTCACCGGCATCGTCAACAGCCAGGCGATCTGAGGCGCCATGAGCGGCGCCATCATCACCATCCGACTCGGTGTCGACCTCCCCGCGGCCTCGGTCGCGGCGGAGCTCGCCGACGCCGAGGATTGGGTGCAGCTCCGAGAGACGCTCTGCCGGTACCTGCAAGGGGTGTCGGCAGTGCGCGGCTCCGCGCTCGCGGTGACGTGCGACTCGGTGGACTCCGGGACAGTGCTTGCGGACTCCGCGGTCACCATCACGATCACCTTCGCCAACATCACGGCGGGCGAGACCGTCGTCATCGGCAACGTCACGCTGACGTGGGCGGTGGCGGCGGCCAACGAGAACGAGGTCACCATCGGCGCGGACCTCGCGGCGGCGACGACCAACCTCACGGCGGCCATCAACGCGCATTCCAAGCTCGCAGGGCTCGTCTCCGCAAGCGGTGTGACTGCGACGGGCGTGGTCACCGTGACCTATCCCGGCGCAGACCGGACGGCGGCACTCATCGGCGTTTCCGAGACGGGTGACGCCGTCGTGGTGAGCGCCTCGAGCTTCACGAGCGGAGCGACTCTCACGAGCGAGGTCGCGACGCCCATCACCGAGCGGTGGGGTATCTGATGATGAAGACGGGCTCAGGCTCTCCGGAGATTGCGGCGCTGAAGAGCATCGCAGGCGACGCCAACACGGCTCGACTGGGCCCGTCTCGCGTCAAAGACAACGCCGGTGCGGCCGAGGTCCTCCGGGCACTCGGTCAGCAGCTCATGGACGAAGCCGACGCCATCGAGGCGGGCGGCGAGGAGTCCGAAGGCATGGGCGCAGACGCGCTCATGATGGGCGAGGACGACGACGACGAGGGATACTGAGCTATGGCCTACACGACGACGGACCTTCTCGCCTCGGTGCGTCGTCGGGCCCAGCTCCCCGCGGCCAATGGCGCGCTGACCACCACCGACCTTCTCGCGCTCGCGGACCTGGCTCATCAGACCGTGACGGCTCCACTCCTGCGCTCCGTGCGTGAGGAGTATGGCGTCATCAGCGAGTCTGTGACCATCGTCAGCGGGCAGCGTGCGTATCCGATTCCGACACGTGCGGAGGCGGGCTCGCTGCGCGACGTCATCGCTGTCTCGACGTCCACGGGCGCCGAGGTGCAGCTACCCTACATCCCGCCCGAAGACCGACCGTTCTACCGCGAGGCCGCGTCGCCGTGGTGGGATGCGCCATGCGCGTACACGGTCGAGGGCAACGACATCGAGATCTTGCCGACGCCGACGACGCAGCTCGCGAGCACGTACATGCTGCGGATGCGGTACTACCTCCGCGTCGGGCGCTTCGTGGAGACGAGCGCGTGCGACGTGGTGCTGACGTACAGCGCGCCCACTGTTACGACGACTGCCGCGAGCGTGTTTTCGACCGGTGACTTCGTGGACGTCATCGGCGCCTCGCCGCCATTCCGCCCGCGCGTCATCGGTAGCGATGTGACCGTGGTGGGCGCAGCGGTGGACCTCGACGCTGCGTCTGCGATTCTTGAGGCGCCCGTCGCGGGCGATTACGTCTGCGCCACGGACACCACATGCGTGCTTCAGATGCCGGTGGAGCTCCACCGCGTGCTTGAGACGGCGACCGTCGCCGAGGTCTACCGCGCGCTCGGGTACCAGGCTGAACTTGACCGGGAGATGGCACTCCTCCAAGGACAGATGCAAGCTGTCCGCGTCCTCATGGAGCCGAGGACCGAAGGAGGGACCCGTGTCATACTCAACCCGCGCAGCACTCTGCGCCGTGGTCGTCGCATTCGCTGGTGAGGGGTGCGAGCCAATGGCGACTGACCTAACACTGCGCGCGGCCGGCCTGTACACCGACCCGAACCCGCACACGGAAGCACCGCAGGGCGCGCTACGCGTCGCGGACAACGTCGTCATCCGCAGGGCGGGCGTCGCCGAGCCGCGGCCGGGCTTTCGTCCGGAGGGTCTCAGCGGCGGGGCGCGCTACGTCGGAATCTACCCAGCGCCCACGGGCGACGCTGAGGAGCTCTACGGGCAGACCACGGGCGGGCTCGACGACGACACGGGCGCAGCGGTGCCGGAGCCTGCGTGGACATGGGCAAACCGCGTGGCGACGCAGGCCATTACGCAGTCCGGCGAATACGCGGGCGCATCGGCGGCGGTCGCTCGGGACGCGCTCTATGTGCCCACCTCCAGCGGCGTGGCCCGCGTCGTGGACGGAGTCGCCGTGCGTGCAGGGTATCCACGGCTCGGGCAGGTGCCCGGAAGCGCTGCGCTCGACGTGTCCGGGGTTGCTGACGAGAACTGGCTGCCGACTGACTCTGCGGTCCGCTATCGCGTCTGCGTCGTGCGAGAGTCCGCAGATGGGCTGATCGTCCGATCGACGCCGTCTTCCGACCTCGTCGTGGCAAACAGCTCTGGCGGTGACCGTCGCGTACAGCTCAGTCTTCGGCACCCTGCGGAGCTCGCCAGCGGCGACACTATCGAGGTATATCGATCAATCGCCGTGACGCCCTTTACGGCGACTCCTAGCGACGAGTTGTACCTTGCGATGGTGTACGAGCCCGTTGGCGCAGACGTCTCAAGCGGATCATCGATTTTCTTTGACATCACAGACCCTGCCGATTTGGGCGCATCACTATACACGAACGCGACGCAGCAAGGCATCCTACAGGCGAATGAGCGGCCTCCTCAGGCCGCGTCAATCGCGTTTTTCAATCAGATGCTGTTTTTCGGGCGTGTGCAGCAGCCGCGACAGCTAGTGGTGCGCATGGTCGCGCGTCCGACGGCGGGGCAGACGCTCACGATTAACGGGCTCACCTACACCTTTACGGCGTCCACATTCAATGCCGCAACGGGCGACATCCCGCTCAACGCAAACGTTCCGACAATCGTGCGACTGCTGTGTCTATCGATCAACACCCGGTCACCTGCAACAAACGATGTGTTTATGGCGGGCCACGCGGGCGGCGGCACGATGGTGCTTTATGAGCCGTATCTTGGCGCCAATGGCGCGTTTGACTTCGTAGGGTCTGCGGCTGGAATGGTCGGGCTCTTCGACCCGCCTTTGGAGACGCGGTCTGGACCCGTCTATGCGCTTTCCGGTGAGATAGAAGCGAACGCCCACCGCGTGATGTACTCGAAGCTGCAAGAGCCCGAGCACGTTCCTGCGCTGAACTTTGTCGACATTGGATCGCGCTCCGAGCCCATCCTTGCGATGAGGTCGACGCGGCGTGCGCTCTTCGTCTTCAAGACGGATGGCATCTGGATCATCTCTGGCGACACGCCCGAGACGCTGCGCGTCGAGCAGATCGACAGCACTGCCCGCTTGCTCCACCCGAAGTCCGTAGCGGTCGGCGGCGACCGCGTCTTTGCGTGGACCGATGCCGGCGTCATCATGCTCTCCGAGGGTGGCGTCGCCGGGAACCTCAGCGCACCAGCAATCGAGCCCGACCTGCGCGCGATCCAAGTGGCGCTACAGGCCACGACTGACCCGGCCAGTGGCTCCACGCTCGGATGCTTCCTGCACTATCAAGACGGTGAAGAGCGGTTACTGCTCGGCGTGCCTGCGGCGGTCGGGGATGCCTACGTCGCGAGCGTCTATCAGTACGACATGCGGACTCAGGGATGGACGCGCTGGACCTCGGGCGACCGCGAGTACAGCGCGGCGACCACCATCGCCGGGCGCATTCTCTTCTCGGGCCTCGACGCAGACGACCTCGGCGACGTGTGGCGTGAGACGCTCGACAGCGACGAGGCACCTCACGCGGACGTGACGTACACCGACACGATCATCAGCGTCTCGCAGACCGCGAGCGCGGTCGTCCTGACGCTCACCGGCTCGCGCGCAGACGCCCCCGTCGGATCGTGGGCGTATCAGGCGGCTACGGGCGGGCGCGGTGTCGTGTCGGCCACGGCGGACGGCGGCGACTCGCCCGACACGGCGACGGTCATTCCGCTGGATGACACGACGTGGGATGCGACAGACGTCGTCTTCTATCAGCCGGTGGAGCAGTGCATCGAGTGGATCGCGAAGAGCGCGCAGGTGCCCACGGTCACGAAGCACTGGCAGCGCGGCGTTCTGACGTACGAGTCCGACCGGCGCATGTACGATGCGACGCTGAGCTTCCGCTCCGACCTCATCCACACGGCGGCATCGGTGACGACCGAGCACACGCTCCAGGATGACGCGCTCCCCGAAGACATCCCGTTTCTCACCACGCGCGACCACGCGCGAGCCGCGATCCTCTTTCCGAAGCTCTGCATTTCGCAGGGTGGCGCGCAGTGGTCGCTTTCGGCGCTTCACCTCGACTACGAGCTCGGGTCGTCTCGAGCGGGAAGGCGAGGGCGCTGATGGCTGTCATCACGCCAGAGCTGGACACGATCGAGTCGCTGGCATCGGCGGTGAGCACGACAGGTCTCGTGCTAGCGGGCCGTCAGAGCGCGCAGACGGTGCAAGTGCCTGCGTCGCTGCTAGCCGGAGCGGCATCGGACACGCTCACGTCTGTGCGACGTACGGTGATGCCGGTCTCGGGCGGGTCGGGAACCGACTCGGTGACCCATATGAGTCCGGTGACGGTTTTTGCTAGCGCTACCACCGCGCGGACGACGGTGCCGGCCAGCGCGACGTGGCTTGAGAGGCAAAATCGCAACGCGTGTCAGACGTCCACCGTGTCACGGTCCACGGCAGGCAAGAGGACCGGCGCTCTTTGGAGCCTCGGCAGCCCGAGTCGCACTCAGACGGTGGTAGGTCTTCTTGGGTCCGCTATCGCGGACATGCGAGCGATAATCGGGCTTGTCGCGGGAATGAGCTCATATCTCAGCTTCGGCACGCAGCCGAGTAGTAATAGCATTCCGGCGGGAGTGTATCTCGGACTCGATTCGACCGACGCGAACCTTCAGCTCATGCGCAAGGCCAGCGCGGTTTCGGCAACAAAGGTCGATCTCGGCGCGTCTTTCGCGCGGGCTGTCAACATGTCGATTCGTTTCGAGCTCGACCTTTCGCCGGGGTCTGTCGTGTATCGTGTGACGAGGCTGGACGCGGCGGGCACGGCGTCAGGCACTCTGACGACGGACATTCCGCCAGACTCGGCGCTGCTTTTCCATCACTGGCAGTGCGCGACCAACGCCACTGGTACGCAGTCCGCGGCAATCGATTGCGTGGCCTTCGAAGGGCAAAATGACATCTCCTGAGCTCACATGATCCGCTTTGTCCAAGCGCTGGTTCCCGCGGTACTCGGCATCGACGCGCGCGCTGAGTGGGCGGATGTGCGCGATCGATTCCGGCGCTTCGTGGGCGAGACTCGGCTCGCGCTCGACGCGCTTCCGCGGGCGCAGGAGCGTGAGATCCGATACGACCCGGCCGATCCGGATCTGACGATAGATGTCGACATGCGTCCGCGCGTCGTGGTGTGTGCGTACGCGGCAGCGGCCGGCGTCCCCGTCGCGACGTCGTCCACCCTGTGGCGCCCTGGCTCATCGGGTCGATCCGTGGTACTCTCCGGCATCGCTGGACTGTCCTCGGGCACCCGATACGACGTCAGGCTCTTCGTGATGGGAGATGGCTGATGCCGCAGTTTTACGACCAGGACGGCAACGCTTACGACTACACGCGCGCCACCGCGACTGGTGAGGGTGAGCAGCGGCAGTGGACGTTCTACGATGAGAATGGCGCCGAGGTCGGTCGCCAGACCGGCACTGCCGCTGGTGGCAACAACAAAACGTACCTGCCGAGGACAGACCCCGAAACGGGTCAAGTCTACTACTCATCGGACTCAAAAACTGGGCGAGGACGTGGCCCTCGCGGCGATAAGCGCGCCGACCGCCGAGACTCAAGGCGCGAGGAGCGCAAGCGGCAGGCCGCGCAGCTACAAGCTCAGCAGGACTACTACGGCGGCGCCTTCAACGATGGTCTCGGAGGTGTCTCGGGCGCATTCGCTGGAGTGGGAGAGGAGGCTCCGTCGGAGCTAGATCTTCTCGGCGGCGTCGAGAGCGCGGAGTCTCAGCTCGCGGGCGCAGAGGCGGACGCGGGCGCCATCGCGGCGCAGCGTGCGGCACTCGACTCGCTCTCGCAGATCGGCCGAGGCGGGTACACCGCTGAGGAAGCCGCTGCGATGCAGCGGATGCGCATGGAGACTGCTCAGCAAGAGCAGTCTCAGCGCCAGGCAGTCCAGCAGCAGATGGCGATGCGCGGGATGTCTGGATCGGGCGCAGAGCTCGCCGGACAGCTCGCTGCGCAGCAGGGCGGTGCGAATCGCGCGAACGAAATGCAGCTCGAGACCCAGGCGCAGGCGCAGCGGCGTGCGCTGCAGGCGCTCGGGATGCAGGGCGACCTGTCGAGCGGCATGCGTGGCCAGTCCTTCGACGAGGCTGCGACGCGATCGAGCGCGGCGGACGACTTTACGCGATGGAACGCCGACCGGCGCGGCGGCGCAGCGCAGCAGCGGTACGCGAACCGCTTCGGGCTCGCGCAGGCGCAGTCAGACGCAAGCGGCCGAAGCGCGGAGCTTGCCGGCGGACGGCGCAGCGAGGTGCAAGAGCAGCAGAACAGGAACGACGACAAGCGGACGGATCGAACGAGCAAGATCCTCGGGAGCATCTTCTGATGGGCATTCCCCTTATTGGCGGGCTGCTCGACGGCGGCTCCAACGGCAACAAGGCGCGCGAGGAAGAGGAGCGCCGCAAGGCCGAGGAAGCTGCGCGCGAGGCAGAGGAGGCGGCCGAGGAGCGTCGCGCTGCGGAGGCCGAAGCGGCCGAAGAGCGCCAGGCACAGATGGACGAAGCGGCCGAGTCGCGCCGCGAGTCGTCGTTGGGCTCTTTCGAGCGACGGCAGGTGCGCGAGGATGACCGCGGTGCGCCCATTCAGCGGCGCGCCCTCGAGTCCATCGCCACGCAGCGAGACGAGCCGCAGACGCCGGTCACACCGCAGTTCCAGATGAGCATTCCCGAGGATGAGATTCGCTTTCAAGCGAACGTCGACATTCCCGATGATGAGATCCGCTTCACACCCAACGCGCCGGCCGAGCAGCCGGACCCGTATCAGCGTGTGCTCGACGCGAGCGCACCGTACCAGCAGGGCGCGGCGGGCGGTCGCGCGGTCAACTTTGACGCGCTCGACGCGCAGCAGGACGCCGCAGACGTCGCCAGCGCCTCGCAAGCGCGCGCAAACCTCGGCGGCGGAGGTGCGCCGCCTCCCGTCACGCCGCAGCCGCAGAGCGGCACCGTGGCGCCTCAGCAGACGACCCCGATGGGCTCCCCCGCATCGGGTCCGGCACAGCCGCCGGGGGCGCAGGAGTCTCCCTCCTCTCCCCTCGCTCCTCCCGCGCCTCCGGCGGCCGCGCCACTTCCCGATCAACAGCGCGCAGCGGACGCGCGCCAGCAGACCGTGCAGCCGCAGGGCTCGCGGCTTCCGCCGGACATTCGTACCGCAGCGATGCCGCAGTCCAGCGCGGGTACGCAGCAGGCACTGGACACATCGAGCGAGGACGAGGCGCGTACCGCGCTGCGTCGTGAGCGCATCCTCAAGGCGCTCGGGTACATCACGAAGATCGGCCTGGGCGCTGGCGCGCTCGCGCTCGACGCACGCGGCGGCAGCCCCGCAGCGGCCCAGTTCATGGCGGGTGCCGGCGGCATGGTCGGCAACGCCATGATCAACAGCAGTCCCACGCAACAGCAGGCCCGCATCACGCAGGCTCGCGGCGTGGACGAGCAGCGCGCACGCGGCGCCGAGGACCTGGACCTCCGGCGCATCACGCAAGCCGCGCAAGAGCGGCGCGCGCAGATGCTCGAGGCGCAGCAGGCGCAGCGGCTCGACCTGGAGTCGCGACGCGTCGGCGCGATGGAGGAAGGCATCGGGCTCCGTGCGGAGCAGGTCGGCGCACAGGCCGAGGCGGCTCGCGCGCTCGCGGCGCAGCGCACCGCACAGGGTGACATCGCGCGCACCGAGGCCGAGGCGGCGCAGATGGCGCGTGACCCGGAGTCGCCGGTGTCGCGTCAGGCGCAGCAGGAGCTCCGGGCGCTGATGGAGCGCGTACCGGAAGACGAGCGCATCTCCGACGAGGAAATTGGCGCGCTCTCCGCGGACGCCGCGACGACGCTCTACAACCAGGTAGCGCGTCGTTACGGGCTCCGCACGCGGCAGACGCAGCGCCGCTCCGGTGAGGGCGGCGGGCCACGCGCCGAGGGCCTCGGGCCGACGCGCAGCTTCCGCGACTTCGCACAGCGCGAGTACCCACAGCTCCAGGGCATGAGCGAGGCCGAGCGCGAGGCCGCAGTAACGCAGGCATGGTCGCAGCTTTCGAGCGCAGAGCGGCGCGCGTACGTCGGCGGCTCCGCCATGAGCGACACCCGCGAGGATGACGAGCGAGTGGCACGCGCGAACAACTTGCCCGGCTGGCGCTGGCGCAACGGGGACGTGCCGCCGGACGCGGTCACGCTCCGTGCTGGGCAGGATGCGAGCGAGGGTGCGGCGAGCGCAACAGCGAACCTCGGCGACATGCTCCGCATCGCGGGCCAGATTGGCGCCGGTGACCGCGCGCTCACGGCCATCGGCGAGTCTGAGATTGGCGCGCAGTACCAAGCGGCGCGCAACGCATTCATCGGCTCGCTCCCTGCGCTTCGGAACACGGGCGTCATCAACGAGGGCGAGTACGAGCGTTTCCGGCGTGAGTTCCCCGACGTCACGGACCTCCGCAGCGCGGGCGCCATCCGCAATCAGATCCAAGCCGCTCAGCAGGTCATCGGCCGCGGCTACCGGCTCAAGATGCAGGCGCTCGGCTGGGAGCCCGACTCGGGCGGAGGCGGCGAGCGCCGCGGCGGCGGAGGCGGACAGACATTCCGTGTGCGGACGCCTCGCGGCATCGCCGTCCGGCCTGACACCCCCGAGGAACGCGCACGTGCCGAGCGCGCCGGCTTCGAGGTGCTCCGGTGAGCCGCGACCGCTTCCAGCGCCTCGACATCACCGAGGACTCCAACGTCATCGAGATGCCGGAGCAGCAGGTCACGGGCAGCGTCGAGCCGTCGCGCGCGGAGCGCATCGTCGGGCTCATGCGCGCGCTCAATCTCTTGCCGGCCGAGTACGAGGACGTCGCGGACCGCGCGGCGGCGTTCGGTCGTGGCATCGCTGAGGGCGCGACCGCGGGATGGGTGGACGAGCTCGTCGGCGGACTGTCGCAGGCGGTGCCGCCGGAGATGCGAGCAGGTCTTGCGCGGCTCATGGCTCCCGAGGGCCAGGAAGACGCCTACGGTCGCGCGGCGGCCGACCTCGGGTACTCCGACGTCCGCGACGCGACGCGCCGTCAGCAAGGCGAAGCGGCCGAGGCGGAGCCAAGTGCGTTCATCCCCGGCGCGGTCGCAGGCGGCGTCGCCACGGGCCGCATGCTCCCCGCTGCTGGCGCTGGGCTGTCGGGTGGGTCGCGTGTCGCAGCACGCGTGGCGCAAGCCGCTGGCGAGGGCGTGCTCGCCGGAGCGGGCGGCAGCCGTGCGGAAGACGCGCAAGGCATCGCGCAAGACGCAGCCATCGGCGGCGCCATCGGCGGCGGCATCAGCGGCGGCCTCGCAGCGGTGGGAGGCGTCGGGCGCGGCCTCCGTGCGGCTCAGCGTGGCGTCACGCAGACCGCTGACGACGCGGCCCGTGTGTCCGACGCCGTCACGGAGCTCGAGCGCATCGGCAGCCCCATCGAGTCCGACCGCATCCGCTTCAAGCCCGCGACGCTTCGCGAGGCGCTTGCGCGCGAGCCTGCCGACCCGAGCGCGGTCGACGATGCCATGAACTGGTTTGCGGCCATGCAGGAGCGTATTCGCCGCGAGTTCGTCGACCAGGGCCGCTACGGTCGCAGCGGACGCGCGGCGCTGGCCAACCTGCGTTCAGAACTGAATGACCAGGCTGTCCGCGCACAGCGCGCTATCGAGCGCGGCAACGTCGGCGAGGTCTACGCCGCGCTCGACCAGGGCAAGCGCGCCATCGGCCGCATGCAAGGCCGCGTCGGCCCCATGCGTGGCCGCGACCCGAACCCGAACGCAGACCCGCAAGCGGCCGAGGCGCTGCGCGAGTGGTACGGCGAGGTTCGCGCGGCGCTCGAGCGCCCCGAGTGGGGCGGCGCATCCGCGCTTCAGCGCGGGGACAACCCGGCGTGGACGGCGGCGATTCCCGCCCGACGCATCGCGGCTCGACGCTTCTTGGAAGACTCGCCCGAGCGCCCCAACGAGTGGGACCCGATCCAGCGCGCCAAGCGGCCCGCGGTCGAGTCCACCATGCAGCGCGCCGCGGAGCCCGCGGAGCAGGACTACGTCGACGACCTCGTGCGCTACACCCGCACGCGTGCCGACCTCGTGCAGCGGCTCGGCAGACACTACGGCTCGCCGCTCGCCGAGACGGCGGCGGACCGCGCAGCGCGCGCGACCCCTGAGGGCACGCCAGGCGGCTACCGCGATGCGGCGACACGCGTGGACGATGCGGTCGACTCCGCGCGGGTCCAGCGCGCGCAGGAGCTTGCCGAAGACGTCGATCGCATCGTGTCCGCGGCCCGCAATCCCAGCACGACGCGTCGCGTCGGCCAGGTGCTCGCGCGCTCACCATACGGACGCGCGGCGGCCACGACTGGCGATGTCGCAGGCCAGCCGCTCGAGCGCATCGGCGAGGTGGGCACCGCAGCGACGTCGCGCGGCGTGCCGAGTGCGGCCAGCGCGTCAGCGGCTACGATGCCGCGTGCGCAGCCTGTCGCCGATGACGGGCCCGAGGTGAGCGACGACGACTACGAAGCCATGATCGGCGAGTCCGGCGGAGACGTCAGCGACGACGACTATGAAGCCATGCTTCAGGAGAAGATGCGATGAGTGACCCCCGCGACCTGACCTACCTGCGCGCCCCGGACCTGCTCGACACCACGAGCTTGCCCATCGGCGGCGACCACGCCTTCACCGACGCCGCGACGGTCTACGTCGGGCCGCTCGGACCGGGTACGTACACGCTCACGATGGTTGCCGCCGCTGCGGGCCTCGCGGGCTACTGGTGCACGGGCCCATGGGACTCGGGCGACTCCGACGTGGTGACGGCCATCGGCGGGACGACCGCATACGTGCCGGACGCGGATGACGAGCCTGTGCTTGACGGCGAGCGATTGACCTTTGACGTGCGTAGCGAGGACTACGGCATCGCGCTCATCGGGTCGTCTGGCGCGAGCGGGACGTTCTGGATCCGGAGGACGTGAGCCATGCGCGGTCGCAACATCGCCCGTCGTAGCGCACCCATCCCCGCGCTACTCCGCCGGGGCGGCCGCTCGCCTGCCGTGAGGGGTGCGTCCTCACTCACGCCGCCGGAGTCCTCCGTGCTCTTGCTGCGCGGAAGCGGCATCACCGAGGTCACCGGCGACGTTGCGACGTGGGACAGCGAGGGGTCGACGTCACTCCGCTGGTCCGCTGTCACCGACCCGCAGCGCCCTGCGCTTGTAACCGTCGGATCGCTCTCGGGCGCGCAGTGTCTCCAGACTGGATCGTACCTGCGCAGCGAAGCGGCTTTTTCGCTTGTGAAGCCATACGTCGTCTACGCGCTTTTCCGCGTCGATACGTGGTCCGCGAATCGGCGCATCCTGGATTTTGCAGCCGCGAATTACCTTCGATATCACACCGGCACGGGGCAAAACCTCGCGTGGGAGCAGGGCGCCGTGGACCTCGTCTCAACTTCGGCTATCGCCAACGGCGATATCATCTCAGTCGTCGTATCCGTACAGAACACGGGCGGAACGAACCGGCTCTACGTAGACGGCACCCAAGAGGCAACGGGCACGCCAAATGCCATCTCCCCCACTTCGACTGTAGTCGGCATCGGCGCACGTGGCGGTGGCGTGAACCCGTCCGACACGTCGTTTCTAGAGCTTGGCGTGTGGTCGTTTGCGGACAACACCGAGTCAGACGCCTTCGACATAGCCGCGCTTCTCGCGTACGCCGCACAGCAGCGCGCTGCAGCCGGGGGTGCGTGATGGCCACGCGGACGATTCACCTCATCTGCGGACAGAGCAACGCGCGCGGCGCCGCGAATAAGTCAGACCTGACGGACACGAGATACGACCTCACACAAAACGACGTGCGCCAATACACGCGACTTGACACGACGTTCGGGGGTACAGCGTCTGCCATGATGACGATCCCGTCGGGGCTCTTCTCCATTGAGGCGGCTTTCGGATACCATCTGCGGAACGACGCCGGTGAGCTGCCGCTCATTTTCCGCGATGGCTGGTCGGGCACATCTCTCGCCGCATCGTGGCAGCCCGAGGCCGCAGGCGCCGAGTGGGCGGATGCGATCGACGCGCTGTGGCAGTGCTATCAGGCCGCGAAAACCGAGTTTACGGGCGACGAGCTTGTGTTCGGCTCGCTGACGTGGATCCAGGGCGAAGCGGACGTGCAGAACTCGACGTTTGCGGCGGCGTACGAGGCGAATTTGCTCAAGCTCGGCAGCGCATTCCGAGGGGAATTTGGCGCGGACCTGCCGATTATCTTCGTGCAGCTCTCCGAAAACTGCGGAGTGACCGAGGGAACGGCGGGCGACCTCGCGCTGGTGCGTGCTGCGTACGTGTCGGCGGCGGCCACGCTCGGAAACGCAGCGGTTGTCGACGCGACTCCGATCGCGCTTCAAGTCGATGATGTGCACTACACCGCGGACGGGCTCATGGCGCTCGGTGACGACGTCTACGACGCGTACGTGACGCTCTCCGCGGGTACCCAGCACATGCGCTCGGCGAGGGCCTTCTCGACGCTGCTTGCAGCTCAGACCTTTGCGGACGACGCGCAGACCGCCGTGGGCAACCGTGACGAAGACCCGGCGGAAGGTGGGTTTGGCGTTCGCCTCGGCGCAGGCGCAATCGACCCGTGGCCGACGACCGCCCGCAACCTGCCGCTGAAGCACCCCTTCCAGGACGTTTGGTGCGTGCCGGTCGACTCCGCGATGATCGCTGATGGCGGGCTCGACGTGACGACGGGGCTGCGTCCCGCGGACCTGGCGTGGCTGGAGTGGGCGTGACCGTCCGCGGTGGGTGTCATGCCATGAGCGGCGAGCAGCCGAGGCGACGATGCAGACGACTGACCCGAGACTTGACGCGCTTCCGCGGCGCCGTGAGGAGCGCAAGAGCATGGCTGCGCAAAAGATGAGCATCCCCGCGTGGGCCGTCGGAATCCTCGTCAGCCTGCTATCAGCCGGCGCGTCGGCGGCGGTCACCTACGGCATCGGTGTCGGTCGCATCAACACCCTGGAGCGCGACGTCGCGAGCGTAATCGTGCGCATCGACCGGAGCGAGGCTGCACGGTCGGAGGCGGAGCGCACGCTCGCCGTCGTCGTCACGAGGCTCGACGCCATCGTGGCCACGCAGCGCGAGCAGTCCGCGGACCTGCGTGCCGTGAGGGACTCGGTCGATGCGCTGAGGACGACGGGGCGGCGATAGCCGCTTGCCACGTGGTGCGCTACCCTGGCGCCACACCCTGGAGGTTCACGTGATTCTGCATTGGAGCACCCTCGTCGCAGTCGTCGCGCTCATCGGCGGCGGCATTGCACTACTCGTCACCGACACCGCAGCGGAGGTGGGCTCCGGCCTCATCGGCGCGGGGCTCGGCCTACTCGGCCCGTCGGCGGTGACGAAGCGATGAGCGTCGCTGACCGCGAATCCGCCGGCCGCTGCGCCCTCGCCGCTCTGGCCATCATCGCCGCCGTGGCGCTCACGTCGTGCGGCGGCTCCACGATGGACCGGGCACGCAGCACCGTTGCGACCTCGGCGCGCGTCGTGGCTGCCGCCGACAGCATCGCGGCTGACGTCATCCAAGAGCGCATTGCCGCGACCGGGTCCGAGGCTGAGCTCGTGCGCGAGGAGCGACGGGCGGCGAAGGTCGTGCGCGCGTTCGTGTCCGTGCATGCCGTCCTCGTGAGCGCCGACGCTGCGCTGGACGCGTGGCATGCGGGGTCCGCTGAGGAAGGCACATGGCTCGACGCCGTCTCGTGCGCGCTGCCGGCCGTGCTCGCGCTAGTCGACGCGCTCGACGAGTATGGGCTGCCGGAGACCGTCGCGGAGCCGCTGAGGATGGCGACGGCCGTGCTTTCTGGCTTCCTTGGCGGAGAGTGCCGATCGCCATGAAGTGGGTGGAGTTTATCACGGTACTCCTACGCTTCGGCGCGTCCGCTGCCGAGGCTGTCCGCGAGCGTCGTCGGGCCGGTGACACCCGTCCGGCGCGCGTCATCTGGTCCGATGTGCGCTCCAAGCGCATCGCCGACGAGGCCGCTCGAGAGCGGCGCGAGGCTTTCGCGCGCGAGGCTGCACGGCACGCCGCGGACTTCGGGGAGCGCGACGAGTAGTGTTCTACGCCCGTCCGACTCCGCCGCCACTCATCTTCCACACCGCGGGCGAGTGCACCGCGTGCGGCGGCACGGGCGTAATCCTGCCGCCCGACGTGTGCGAATGCGATTGGTCAGGATGCGGGTGCGTCGCGCGGCCATGCATGACGTGCGGACGCGACGCGACGATGCGGCGGCTGCGGGCGTTGCGGGATGAAGCGCGATCGCGTGCGGTCGACGCTTGCGTGTGCGGGTCGTCCTTCGATGCAGCCGTGCTGCTGCGAGCGATCGACGACATCATCGCAGGACGTGACCCAGAGGATTCATGACCGACGACGACGAGTGCGACGAGTGCGAGGAGTGGTGCGGCTGGCTCGACATCCAGCCGAAGCGGGTCATCCGCGTGCGCGCCGTCATCCGCAGCGTCGAGGTGCCCATCATCCCGATCGACCCTGACATCGACGCGCGCGTCGAAGCGCTCGCCCGCGCACACGAGCCCACGACGGGCGCGAAGACGGCGCTCACCCGCGACGATGTCCGCGAGCTGCTCGCCGAAGGCAAGCGCGCCGCCGACGAGAAGCGCAAGGCTCGCGAGGCGCGCGAGCGCGACCCGGAGCGTGCGCGGTGAGCGTGCTCGACCTGATGCCGCACGAGTCCATCGCGGACGGCGTGGAGCTCTACGACGCGACCGAGATCCTCAAGCGCGAGTACCCGCGCAAACGCAGCCGCGCAGCCGTCAGGCCGCCCGACCAAGCCATCGACGCGGTCTTCGTGCACCACTCCGGCTCTCTCGGTCGCGCAGGCCTTGACGGGCTCCGTGGCGCCGTGCGCTACGTGATGACGCAGAAGCAGCCGAGCGAGCGCTTCCCTGGTCCGCCCTATCACCTATGGCTTGGGCACCTCCCGCTCCGCGATGCTGAGGGGCGGCTCGTGGTCTTCCGTGCGTGCGAGGACAGCTATCGCGCTTGGCACACCGGCGGCGAGGCGAACGACCGCGGAGTCGGCGTCTGCCTGCAAGGCAAGCTCGGCAAGGTCGGGCCGTCACCCGCGCAGGTCGAGGCGCTCGAAGCGCTCATCCCGTGGGCATCCGAGCACTACGGGCTCCCGTGGACGCTCATGCGCACGTGGCTCGGATGGCACGCGGTCGGCTCGCGATGGGGCGGGCGCGACAAGCCTACATGCCCAGGGGCGGCCACGGTCGAGTGGCTCCATGGCTACATCGACCGTGCCGCGCCCGTGCTCTAGCGCAGCGCCTCCAGTCGCGCGCGCTTCACGACTCCTCCATCGGCTCGACGTCAAACGTAATTTCGCCCTTCGCGTGATCGATGTGCGCCACGCGCAGCGTCATGCACTGCTCGCGGATCGACGCCACGCGGTTCGCGATGCTGTTCGCCAGCTCGCGCGAGTCCATCGGCTGCGGCGAGGCCGCGAGCATCGAGAGGTCGCATTCGAGCTGGTAGAGCCGCTCCATGATGACGTCGAGGCGCTTGACCGGCTTCATCGCGACCCCTCCCCGATGCCGAGCGTGCGCGCAGCCTCACGCCATCGCACCTTGCTGGGCTCGGACTTGTCGCGCCACGGGATCGGCTTCGCGTTGCCGTCCGCTTCGGCCGCAGCGAGGTAGAGCCGCTCGCCCGGCTCGACGTCGATGGTGCGGATCTTCTGCTCAACCTCCGCCCATTCGTCGGGGGAAAGCCACGCCTTCTCGTTGTGGATGGACACCTTGACGGCGCCTTCCGGACCCTTGTGAAACCACACGTCTCCCGCGCAGAACGTCTCAAAATCCTCGACCCGTCTCATCACGACCTCCTCGCCATCCTGTAAGCCGCACGCAACGCGGCGTCGTCCTCCGAAAACACCTGCCACCGACATCCCGGCGCCAGCAACGCCGGGTGCATCCGCTCGCGCGGCACCCGTGACGCGAGCACGACGGGCCGCCCGAGACACCGCGCCATTGTCACCTCGGCCACGAGGCCGAGCGACCCGGCATCGTCCGGCACCAGCGCCACGAGCACGTCGCACGCGCGGATGTCGTTGAGCCACCCGGTCGCGATGGCCTCGCGCTGCGACTGCGGCAGCCCGAGTCCGAGGCTCCCGTGCGCGGCGACGGCGTCGATCCACTCGGCTCCGACCACACCCACGCCGAGCTCACGCAGCGCATCTCGAGCGACGCGGGCGCGGGGTAGTTCCGCGCTCGGCGCGCTCAGGTATGCCCGCGGCTTCACGACTCACCCCGCAGGATGGCGTCGAGGCGATCAACGACCCAGCCCTTGGGTGCGCGATGCGGCGCCGGCCCGTGTGCGAGTGAGTCCCGCAGCGCCTCCAACTCGCGCCGCAGCCGGCCGCGCTCGTCGGCGGCGGCGTCCCGCTCCTGCTCGGCATCCAGGCACGCGAGGCGCCAAGCGGTGCGGTCGCGCTCGCACTGTCGAAGATCGTCGTCGCTCAGACTGTCGCCCGGCGACTCCGTGCCCACGAGCTCGAGCCCGGTCACGAAGACCGCGATCGGATGCGTCTCGCCCACGTCCACAGACGCGTAAGGCCCGCTCGCGCTCGATCTGATGGACTCGACGCGGCCAGTGGTGCCGGCGTACATCCCGCCGACGCAGCGCACGGTGGCGCCGGGTGCAATTTCACGCATTCAACACCTCCGCATCGGTCGGGTCGTGGTCGATGGCGCCCGCGAGCTGATTCGCCGCACGGAGCGCGGCGCTCGCAATGTCGACGAGCTCGCGGATCATCTTCGTCGTCGAGCGCACCGACTCGCGCTGCTTCACGACGTCGAAGAGTTCGTCGAGCTCCTCGGCGAGAACGCCGTAGATCTCGTGCGGACTCGCGAAGGGCCCGTGCTGCTCCGTGAGTTGGGCTGCGCGGCGGCTCACAAGGTCATCGAGCGTGCGGGGGAGCGGCCGCTCCCCAGGGTGCTCGAGGTGATGCTCCGCGGCGATGAGCCAGTCGATCACCTCCCGTCGCGCATCGCGGGAGGGCTGGACTTGGTGGTGCGGCACGCCGTCGCCGACGAGGCTCACGGTCGGGCGACCGTAGCGGTCGGTGAAGACCAGAAGGCGCAGCTCACGCGGCATCATCAGGCACCTCCCGTGCGCGCAGCGTACGCGCGGCGCGCGGCCTGCCACTCTTCGGCGCTGGGCACGGCCCCGTCGATGCACGCGGACGTCCAGTCGCATCGCACGTAGTCCGTGAGCCACTTGTGGAGCGCATCCGCCGCGCCAGGCAGCGCGGTGACGCCACAGTCTTCAAAGGCGTACTCGTCGCACAGGTCGCTCTCGATCTGCTCGACCAGGTCGTCCAGCGAGATGCAGAGAAGCCCATTCGGGTCGCACCGCGTTCCGACCTGAAACTCCGGCGGCCCATCGTACCCCTCGCAGTCGAACACGTGCGCTTCGTACGCCGCCGCGATTGCCTCCTCGCGCGAGCCGTAGTGACCTTGCAAGCGCCCGCCATCCGTTGAGAAAAAGCACCACACCTTCGCATCACTCATGACTCGCCCCCCGTCTGATCGTACCCGTCCCCGCACGTCGACTCGCCCGCGGACTCGTCGCGAGCGGCAGCCTTGATGCGCTCCTGCGCCTCGCGCATCTCGCCGTTGATCACGTCCTTCGACGCCGCGTCCAGCGTCGGCCACGCGGCCTTCGCGCTCTTGATGGCTGCCGAGTACTCCGCGCGACCCTTCGCAGCCTTGAGCTCTGCGACGATGCCGTCGATGTCGGGCGGCGGCAGCGCGGGCGCGTCGTCGTGGGTAGCCTCGACGACATCGGCTGGCGTCGCCTGCGCCATCTCCTCGACCCCGTACACACCGGACAGTTCGTTCGGGAACGCTGCGCGGAGGGCCTGCATTTCGGCACACTTCGCGAGCATGACGCTGGGCATCTTGCCCCACAGACCCGAAGGCTTGCCGTCCTTCTTCGTCTGCTGAAACTCGCTCCACAGCGCGACACGGTAGAGCGGCGCTGCCCAGCCCTTGCGGTAGACGCCGACGCGAGCCGCAGCGGGTGGGGCATCCGAGAGCCACACGTCACGCCACACACCGTCAGCCGAGCACCACTCGGGGCCAGCCTGCCCGGCGTACTCACCCGTACGCTGCGCAACGAGGCGGAAGCCGTCGATGCTGACCTGGGGCGCGAAGATCTCACGACCCGCGCGGGAGTCCCAGCGGCCGACGAGGTAGATCTGACGCGCAAACGGGTCGAGGTCGAGCCGCTGGCAGAGGGCCAGGAACACGCGGATCTCGGCGTCGCTCGCCTTCGGCGCCAGTTGCTCGCGAATCAATCGCGCTTCGTCGCGCGTTCCGCGCTGAGGTACCAGGCCGGGATCGGCCGCTTTCGTGATGCTCGTCATGCTCTTTCTCCTCGCTCGCAGTGTAGCACTCAAACGTCAAAGGTGATGGGCGCGTCCACGTCGACCGGCTCCAAAGTCGGGAGCTCGCGCAGTCCATCGACGGCCGCAATCCGGCGGAACGCGCGCAGGATGTCGACCGCCGCACCATGTGCGCATGTCCACGCGTCACCGTCACACCGCGACTCGCGCGGGCCGCTACCGTCCTTTGGAAGCCGCACGATGCGGCACCCAACGCGTACCGGCATGTCAGGAAGCGCGTCCGAGATTAGCGCATCGTAGATGGCGCATTGGAGCACCATGCTCCGCGGCGAGAGCCGCTTTGATGTCTTGAAGTCGACGATCTCCGGACCATCGAAGACGGCGAGCATGTCCAGCGTTCCCGCGAGTCGCAGGCGCTCGGACACGAGCGGCCATTCGAGCAGGAGCGGCGTGTGAGTCGTGCGTGCGTGCCAGTCGAGGAACGCGGCGAAGCACGTGTCAGCGGCCGTCTGATCGGGCGAGTCCCACAGCGCCGGCTCCGGTGGAAGCCCGAGGTAGTGCGCCTCGATCGCCTTGTGCACGGCGGACCCAATCTGCCGGGCCTCCTTGGCGATGCGGAACGCGTGACGGCCTTCGTACGCGTACCAGCGAAAGAGCGCCTCGCGCTTCTCGGGCTTGTCGAGCGCGTCCGCGATCTGCGACGCGCTGAGCGGCTTCGAGCCGTCTGCCAGGCGGTACCCGTCAGACGGGCGGCCGGTGCCGATTCTCAGAGCCACTCGAAATTCCCGCTCATCTCGTCACGGCACTCGTCACCGTACAACGCGCCGCACCCGCACGGGCACGGCAGGCGGTCATCACGCAGCGCCAGTCCGGCGCGAAGGGCCGCGAGCTCGGCGAGGATCTCGCCGGTGACCTCGGGCGGCGGCACGGTCGCGCCGCCCATGTGGACGCGGTCCCAGATGCTCACGACGCCACCTTCGCGAACTGGCTCCAGCGCGCCGGACCCATGAGCGTGATCGCGAAGCGCAGCCCGTCGACGAGCATGGTCGGACACATGCCCATTCCGTGGCCGGTAAGGCTCTCGCAGTAGCCGCGGGCGAACGCGTTGGCGTCCTCGCGCGTCTCGACGTGCGGCGACTCGATGGCCGTCTGCGCCACGTGGCGGACGATCGCGGCGATGGCGTCGTCGTCGCGACGGTGCGTGTCGTACCACGCGCGGCGCTCGGTGCGGGTGAGCTTTTGGAGTCCGAGGATGTCGGTGCTGGTCATGGGGAGCACTGTGCAGAGTCGCCGTCGAAAGCGCAACGGCCGCCGCTGCACGTGGCATCCGGACGCGTCGCTATACGACAGAAACGGCACCGAGTGACCGCGCTTCGCTCGCAGGTGCGCGTCGGGTGTGGCGTGCGGGCCGATCCTGGCGCACCTTTTGGGTCGGAGGTTCTATGACGAAACGATTGAAGGTGAGCAGACCGGACGACGGCGCGTCGACAGTTCGCGCGACGCGACTCTGCGACGACATCGTGATCGAGCAGCGCCCGTGGGGGCTGCGTGTGAAGTCTGCGATGTCGTATATCGACTTTTCGCCCGTGCAGTGGGTGGAAGCAGTGGCCGCCGTCGAGGTCGAGGATGTGCCGACGCCTGGCGCACGGGTGCGCGCTGCGTGGATGGCGGAGGGTCACCCGATGCCCAGCGACCAATCGGGCTCGTGGGACCGCATCGCCGCACGCCTTGGCCTCACGGAGGGCGAGTGATGGACCTGGGATGGGTCATCGCGAAGCGCCGCAAGGCGCTGGGGCTGACGCAGGAGCGGCTCGCGGAGCTCCTCGGCGTCGACCGGACGAGCGTGGTGCATTGGGAGTCCGGTCGGCGTGAGCCGGTCGGCGTGACGGCGGAGCGGCTCGAGGCCGTGCTCGCGGGACTGGAGGCGGCGCGATGACCCTGTCGACCCGACTCGCAGCCCAAGCGCTGCCCGCGCTCAAGGCGGCGTCTCACGTACGTCATGCGCGTCATCATGAGACGCTCGCCGGCTACGCCATCCGCGACGATGAGCCGACGGACCTCGTCGGCGACATGGCACGCGCTCGCGACGAGTGGGCGTGGTCGCTCGTGTGGCTGCTCGAATGGATCCGGAGGGGACGATGAACCCGCAAGCCATGGACCACGACGAGCTCTGGTCCCGCATCCTCGAGCTGCGCGAGGCCGGTCGCGAGGTCACGCGCGCGATCATGCGCGCCCGCTGCGCCCCGGCGATGCGCATCCTGTCGGCGGAATGGTCGGCGCTGGTGCGTGGCGAGCTCGCGTTGCTCGACGAGCTGGCGAATCGGGGTGCGCGGTGAGCCGCCTCGCCAGCGTCATCGGCGCGCGCGTCCGCGAGGCGCGTCTCGCCAAGGGCTGGTCGCAGTCGGAGCTCGCGCGTCGCGTAGGAACGCAGCGACCCAACATCTCGCGGCTCGAACGGGCCAGCGCCGGCGGCGTGCCCACGATCACGCTGCTATGGGCTGTGACGTCGGCCGTCGGAACGACGCTGTCAGACCTGCTCGCCGGCATTGAGACGCTCACGGAGTCGCCGCGCGTCGCATCGCCGGAGCCCACGGAACCGGTGCTGCTCTACGCGCGCCGGATGCAGGGGATGCGGTACTCCGTGGCTCCCACGGCGGTCGGCTGCTATCGCGAGGACTACTGCGACGTACGCGTGGCGATCGTCGAGGTCGCGCCGTTTGCAGCGGGTCGAGTGTCCACGTCGGTCAGCACGGAGACGGTGCGCGTCGTAGACGGCGTGGTCGACGCGCCGGGTGTCCCGCGCGAAGTCGCGGACGACGTGCGGCGACTCCTGATGCGCGGGAGGGCAGCATGACCGCCGTCGTCAAGCGGCTGAGCGACCGCATCTCGCCGCACTGGCGCCCCAGCGTCGGCACGACGCCGCACCGCGCGCTGATGTGCGTGGACGATCACGGTCCGCTCTCGACGCGCACTGTGAGCCGCATCATCGGCACGGAGGCGCAGTCAGCCATGCGCTATCTGGCGCTCGCCGGGCTCATCGCAAATGACGGCTCGGGGTGGACCATCACCGAAACGGGCGAGCACGAGCTCGCGGACCCTGCGCCTCCGCGCGTTCCGAAGCCGCGCATCGTGCGCGAGACTCGCACGGCAGAGGAGCGCGACCGCTTCGAGCAGACGCGGTACGAGGACGACCCCGACGTGCAGCGCTTCGTGGCGGAGCACCCGGACGGCGCGATGCTGGCCGAGATCGGCGCGTATCTGGGCGTCAGCCGGGAGCGCGTGCGGCAGCTCGAGGCGGAGGCGCTCGTGTCGCTCGCGCGCGGACTGCGACGGGCCGGCGTCACGGAGGCGACGGAGACGGGGATCGTCTGCTGGTACGACGGCGAAGGGTGGTGCGAATGACGATGCCGGACGTGGCCGAGGGGCCGGGGTGGACCCTGTACCGCGGCGCGTGGCAGGACGGGACGACCCTGCTCGCTGCGGTCATCGAAGGTCGCCGCGCCATCGGCGCCGAGCGCGACCCTGCCACCTTCGCAAAGGCCGTCGCGCGGCTTCGTCGCGGATTTACGCCGGCGTTCTAGTTCTGAGCGATTCCGCGTACTTGCGCCCAGCGCTCAAACTATCTTTGAATAAGTCATTGACGATGACGTAGGCATCATTAGAATGAGTGGAGTCGAGCGAGGGACGCTGACGAAAGAGGATAGAGACCATGACGACGCGACGGTTTGACATCGAGATCGACGGCAACCGACTGGGCCACGTGTGCGCCAAGAGCGCGTGGGATGCCGCCGCGCGATTCGTCGCCGGCCCCTGGAGCGGCGGCGGGGACGTCGACGCGCTCCGGTACGAGTGCCCGGTGGGACGCGACGGGTACGAGTACGCGCTCGGCGAGACGCGCTTCGTCGTGCGCCTCATCAAGAGGCCGGCGTGACCCGCTGATGAGGCCCCGTGGCAGGGGCCGAAACCGCGCAAGCGGTCCGGGAAGCCAACCGAGGAGAGAGACCATGGACAAGCAAACGAAGCAGTGGGCGCGCAATCACGGATTCTCCTACGTTCGCGGACATGGATGGCGCCGCGACGATGGATGTTTCATCGCGTGGAACACATCATGGGGCTACCGCGTCCACACGCGCGGCGGCGGCTTCCATCCCACGGAGCAACCGGCGTGACCCACGGCGGCGGAAAGCGACCCGGCGCGGGCCGTCCCGCGACCGGGCGCCGCGTGCGCACGCACTCGGTGTGCCTCACCGCGGACGATCTCGCGCGCGTCCTCAGTTACGCGCCGGGACCCAAGCCGAGCCTGTCGGCGTCGGTGCGTCGGCTGCTCGCGCTTGCGGAGGGCAAGCCGTGACCCGGCGGCAACTCGCGCGGGAGCGCCGCGCCTTCAACCGCGCCCGTCGGGGCCCCGCGCTCCGCGAGCCGTTCCGCGGCTGGCGCTGGTCCGACGAGCGCAGCGTCTTCAGTCGCGCGCGCCGATGGTGGGCCGCATGGCAGGGCACGCGAGCCCAGCGCCGAGCGGGCGATGCCGCGATGGGAGACGCGTTCTCGTGACGAAGTCCGACGTCATCCGCGCGGAGCTTGAGCGCATCCGCGCCCGCGTGCCGGCATGGCTCGAGGCCGAGGGCGCGCCGCGTGGGCGCTTCATGGCCAGGGACCTCGACGTCGCCTTGCGGCGGCATGGCTACGTCGCGCCAGGCACGGCGTGCAGGATGCTGCGTCGGATGCGCGGCGAGCTCGGCGTGCGCTGCGTGGACCGGGCGCGTGGGTTGTATGAGATTAGTCGTTGACAGAATGTGAGCGAGTGAGCATCCTTCTGCTCATGAAGGCCACAGACACCAACGTTTTTGCCCTGTCCACCGCATTCGGCAGCTTCGACAAGATCCCGGCTAGCACGCGCTTCGACGTGGCGACGCTCCCCCATCTGCGCCGCTGCGTGGCTGCGGGTCTCGTAGAGTTGAGCGCGGACCGCGCGTGGATGTGCCTCACCGAAGCGGGCGTTGCTGCGCTTGCGGCGCGCGCATCTAAGGCGGTCGCGTGCTGACCATCGGCTCGCTCTTCTCGGGTATCGGCGGTCTGGAGTTAGGGCTTGAGCGTGCCGGGCTGGGGCACACGGTGTGGCAGTGCGAGCGCGATCCTTTCGCGCGGTCGGTGCTGCGGCGTCACTGGCCCTCCGTGCCGTGCGTTCCAGACGTGCGCGACGTGGGCGCAGGTCTCGAGCGCGCTGGGCTGGTGTGCGGCGGCTTTCCTTGTCAGGACGTCAGTGCTGCCGGCAAGGGCGCGGGGCTCGAGGGCGCACGCTCCGGCCTCTGGTTCGAGTTTCTGCGAGTCGTCGACGTCCACCAGCCCGCCGTGGTCGTCGTCGAGAATGTCACGAGCGGGCAGAAGATGTGGCTTCCACATGTCGTCGAAGGGCTCGAAGACCTTGGTTACGTTTGTGCTGCCATCGTGGTGCCTGCCGGAAGGGTCGGCGCTCCTCACCTGCGCCGTCGAACCTTCGTCGTTGCCGACGCCAACGGCAGCGTCTTACGGCTCCTCGAACAACGGGACTCGAGACGGGGTCAAGGAGTACGCGACGAAGGGCAAGCCGTCGCTCTGGACCATGGCGAAGGCTGGGCGGCTTCCGGCGCACCACCATGGCCAGCTCCACCCGCTTTACGTGGAGTGGATGATGGGTTTTCCGGAGGGGTGGACCCTGCCGGACTCGGGCCAGACCGGCTTCGGGTTCTAGGGAACGCGGTGGTGCCGCAGGTAGCCGAGGCTGTTGGGCGACTGATCGTCGCCGCGATTGGAGGACGCGATGAAACGAGCGGATGAGCTGATCGAGTTGGGCGCCACGTGCGCCGCGGAGAGCAACGGAGCGGGCATGGTCAAGGCGAGCGCGGAGTTGCTGGCGTTCGACTTCGAGACCGTCGACACGCGCTTTCACAAGCTCGGTCTGCGTCGCCGCGCGGTCGAAGCGCAGGCCATCACGTGCTTCCGGCTGTTCCACGAGATGCACTACCGCCGGATCTACGGGGACGCGGAATGACCGACAAGCCCAAGCGTGGACGCCCCGCAACCGGGCGCGTAGCGTCGTCGAAGGGGATCAGTCTCACACCCGACGAGGTGCGGCGCATCCTGCGCTTTGCACCACCGGGTGCGAAGGCGGCAAAGACTGGGCTCTCCGCTGCCGTGCGTCATCTGCTGGAGCAAGCTGAGGCGCTCGAGATGGCCCGCACCGCGAAGCCGTGACACGCGACCCCGGATGGGGCACAATAGCAAAGCCGCGCGGGCTGCTACACACCGCGCGGCTTCAGGAGAGATAGCAATGCAGACGATAGCAGGCCCGGCGCGACGCGTCGAGTGCGAGCGTCTGTCGATGGATCAGGAGGGACGATGGACTACGATACGTGGATTCAGACGCGTTCGCGCGTGGACGAGCCGGAAGGCATCACGGGCGCGAACCTCAACGCGGCGCTCTTTCCGCATCAGCGCGACTTGGTTGCGTGGGCGCTCGGTCGCGCTCGTGCCGCCATCTTCGCGGACACCGGGCTCGGCAAGACGCTGATGCAGATGTCGTGGGCGGACGTGGTCGCGCAGCGCGGTCGCGTGCTTGTGCTCGCTCCGCTGGCTGTCGCCGAGCAGACCGTGCGCGAGGCGCGAAAGTTCGGCATCGATTCGATCTACCGGCGCGCGGACGCCGGCGACCGGATCACGGTCACGAACTACGAGATGCTCGAACACTTCGAGCCTGGCGCGTTTGCGGGCATCGTGCTTGACGAGTCGAGCATCCTGAAGAGCTTCACGGGTCGTACTCGCAACGCGATCATCGAGGCGTTCGGCCGCACTCCGTTTCGTCTCGCGTGCACTGCGACCCCGGCGCCAAACGACTTCACGGAGCTCGGCAACCACGCAGAGTTCCTCGGCGTGCGCTCGCGCGTCGAGATGCTCGCGGAGTACTTCGTCCACGACGGCGGCGCGACGCAGGATTGGCGATTGAAAGGTCACGCTCGCGGCGCGTTCTGGCGATGGGTCGTGTCATGGGCAGCAATGGTCAAGCGGCCGTCGGACCTTGGATACTCCGACGACGGATTCTTGTTGCCTCCGATGACGCACGAAGAGCTCGTGATCGCCATCGATCACGCCAACGCGCGAGAGGTCGGGCGACTGTTCCTCGACGACGCTCGCACGCTCACGGACCAGCGCGACACGCGGAAGGCCACGCAGGCGGCGCGTGTCCGAGCCATCGCCGACGCGATTGCGTTGGAGCATGATGAGCCGGCGCTCGTGTGGGGCGAGTACAACGCAGAGTGCGACGCGATCACGTCAGCGGTACCCGACGCGGTGCAAGTGTCAGGGTCCGACTCACCCGACGAGAAGGCCCGCAAGCTCCTGGCGTTCGCGGACGGCCAGATTCGCGTCCTCGTGACGAAGCCAAGCATCGCGGGCTTCGGCCTGAACTGGCAGCACTGCGCGCGGGTATACTTCGTCGGAGCATCGCACTCGTACGAGCAGACGTATCAGGCGATTCGTCGATGCTGGCGATTCGGCCAGAAGCGCGAAGTGATCGTGCGGACGTGCGTTGCCGAGACTGAGCGAGCGGTCATCAGCAACCTTAGACGCAAGCACGACGACGCGGAGGAGATGTCGCGACAGATGCTCGAGCACGTCTCGCAAGCGTCCTACGCGACAGGGAGCGGCGCCAGGCGCCAGTGGAACGACTACCAACCGAGCGAGACGATGGAGGTGCCCTCATGGCTCAAGTGATGGATCAGACGATTGGCGAGAATTTCGCATTGTACCAAGGCGATTGCGTGGAGCTCGTGCGCGGGTTGCCTGACGAGTCGGTGGGTTACTCGGTATTTTCGCCGCCGTTCGCGAGCCTGTACACGTACAGTGCGAGCCCGCGCGACATGGGCAACTGCAGGGACAACGACGAGTTCTTCGCGCACTTCGGATTCCTCGCGACCGAGCTCTATCGCGTGCTGAAACCGGGTCGGCTCGTGTCGATGCACTGCATGCTGCTTCCCACGTCGAAGAGTCGCGACGGTTTCATCGGTCTACGCGACTTCCGAGGTGACCTCATTCGCGCAATGCAGGCGGTCGGCTTCGTGTTCCACTCCGAGGTCGTCATCTGGAAAGACCCCGTCACGGCGATGCAGAGAACAAAGGCGCTAGGCCTGCTTCACAAGACGATCCGCAAGGACTCGTCGATGAGTCGCCAGGGTATCCCGGACTACGTCGTGACGCTGCGAAAGCCGACGCCGAACGTCGAGCCGATCGGCCACGAAGAGAAGGGGAAAGGGTTGCTCTCGGACGTCGAGGTCTGGCAGCGATACGCGTCGCCGGTCTGGGTCACGACGCGCGGCGTCGACGACGAGGGATTCGCGATCTGTCGCGGCGACACCGATCCGCGCGACGACGCGTCGACCATCGACCCGAGCGACACGCTGCAATACCGCAGCGCGCGCGAGCACGACGACGAGCGCCACATCTGCCCGCTTCAACTCGGCGTGATCCGCCGGTGCCTTCGGCTGTGGAGCAATCCGGGCGACGTGGTGCTTTCGCCGTTTGCGGGCATCGGCTCCGAGGGCTACGTGTCTCTGGAAGAGAAGCGGCGTTTCGTCGGGTGCGAGCTCAAGCGCAGCTACTACGAGCAGGCTGCGCGCAACCTCGCGAGCGTGGACGCAGGATCTGACCAACTGGGGCTTTTCGGATGAACGCGCGGGAGGCTCGACGTGGGCGCTCGTGACCTTGCCGACGCCTGGGAGGCGCAGGACATCGCGGACGGCATCACGGGCACGTGGGATGACTTCCTTGACCCCGATGTCACGGCGCTCGAGGAAGGGCCGTGCCTCAGCGACATCGAACGGCTCGGGTACCTGCGGCGCGCGATGCGCGCTGCCAACCCGGCCGTGGCTACGACGTGGCAGGTGTGGAAGGCGGCGCTTTGGGCGCTCGGCGACCACTCCCGCGGGTCGGAGCTGACCGAGCGCGAGGTCGACGCTGCGCTTTGGGCGCTCGACAACGCGACGGCCAAGCCCCCAATTTTCGAGCCCGACGGACCCATCGACCACGAAGCGCTAGACATGTGCAGAGTCGTCGCGGCCGCTATCCGACAGAGGTACGCGTGAACGACCACGACTCGTCGCTCGAAGCGAGCGTGCTTCGCTACGTGCTCGCCGCTCCGCCTTCGTGGCGTCGGCTCGGCGAGCTCCGGCCGGACGACCTGGCCATCCCCGCGCACCGTGACGTGCTCGCGGCCATCCTCGACCTGGGCGAGTCCGGGGCCATGCCGGCATCCGAGCGCGTCATCGAGGCGCTGCGAGCGAAGCGACAAGACGAGGCTGTGAGAACGGCAGTGCGACTGCTACAGGGCGACGCCACGCCTCTTGCGGCCGTGTCCGGGGCTGTGGAGCACCTTCGTGGGCTCTCGCGCATTCGACGCCTTCGGGAGCCGCTGCTCGAAGCCGTGGCCCTCATTGATGGCGGCGACGTTGATGCGTGCATCCAGGCCGTGCAGTCGCTCGCCGAGACCGCGACGAGCAACGCGGACGCGACTGGGTATCCGTGGCTGCGCACCACGCCCGACGTCGTGGCTGCTGCGATGGAGGACGTGTTTCGCAAGCGCGACAATCGCGGGCTGGACCTCGGCGCGTTCACGCCACTCGGCGACCACATGGCGCCCGGCAACCTCATTGTGATCGCGGGCGAGACGAACGCCGGCAAGAGCTCGCTCGCGCTGTGGATGGCGCTGCGATGGTGGGCGCAGTACGGCGCGCGCGTGGGCATCGTCTCGGTCGAGGACCGCGAAGCCGTGTGGGGCCGACGCATGGTCGCGCATCAAGCCAAGGTCGACCTCTCGAAACCTCAGCTCTCACGCAACGACATGGACTCGGTCGTGAGCGCGGCCGACCGGCTGAAGATCGACGATCCGATTCACTACGCGATCCTCGAAGACAACGACGTCTCACACGTGGCGCGCTACGCAAAGCGGCTGGCGCAGTCGTGCGGGCTGATCGTCGTGGACTACCTGCAAGAGATCACCGACCGCACTATGGAGCGTAAGGGCGTGTCGGAGCGTGAGCGACTGACGAACGCCGCGCGAGCCTGCAAGCGCGTCGCGAAGGTGGCGAAGGTGCCGGTGATCCTCGTCTCGCAGCTCTCGCGGCCGGAGAACAAGAAGCACCGCGAACCCACGATGTTCGACATCAAGGGCTCTGGCGACGTCGAGAACATGGCCGAGGGGATCGTGCTCATCTGGCGCGATGGCGACCACGAAGGCGCCGACGCCCTCGCGAAGGTGGCGAAGCTCAAGGACAGCCCCAAGCGCCCACGCGTGGCGCTCATCCGCGAAGATGGCGGCGCGATCACGCAGCTGCGCCCGCTCGACAAGAAAAGCGACCGCGCCGACGTCTTTGACGAGGAGTCTGGGTCATGAAGCCGTGGCGTCGGTCGTGGCGGGCCACTGGGAGTTTCGCGCTGCTATCGCCGCTGACGCGGGCGGTGTTCCGCGAGATCTTCACCGAGCTCGTGGAGGACGACGGCACGATGACGCTCGGAGGGCGGCCGCTTGGCGACGAGGTGTGTCGCCGTCTTGGCGTCGAGAGGCATGAGCGCCGCATCGTGCGCCGGTGTGTCGAGGAGCTCCTTTCGGACGGGTGCATCGTGGTGAGCCATGGAGTCGCCAGCCTGCCAGGATGGGACCGCTACCAGGCCGAAGGGGCGACCACGAAGACGGCCCGGAAGCGAGCCTCTGCGAAGCCTCTGTCGTCCTCTGCCGAGCCTCTGACGGACCTCTGCGGATCCTCTGCCGAGCCTCTGACGGACCTCTGCGGATCCTCTGCCGAGCCTCTGACGGACCTCTGCGTGACCTCTGACGGATCTGGTGACGAAGCTAAGTCTATGCAATCGTTCAATACCACTCGGACAG